CTTTGTCATGACCCGCCATGATACGCTTGAATGCTTTCGCACTCAGAGGCTTAGCGGGTTCTGTTGCTTGTAGACAACACTTTTTTAATTCCCCAATTCACGCAGGGTGGGGTTAACCTGTAAGTTCATTATACAGGTTAGCCGAGAAAAAATCAATGGGCAGATAACGTATCAAGGGAGTCAACGACGCCTTCTAAGACCGTACGCAGAATCTTTTCATCCCGGTGTCCGTCAATAATTTCTCCATTTTTACTGACAATGGTTCTGTCCAAATCGGTTATATCTCGCAGATTTTTATTGCGGGTGCCGTTTCCGGCAACATAGAGGTCATACATTACGAGGATTTTTAGCTTCATGTCATATGTAAGAGCGAAATCATAATCTTTATAGATGCCCACAAAACGCACTTTGATTTCGTCATTTATATGTTCGGCCAAATCATTCATAAAAGGAACGAGTTCTTTTTTCATCGGCAAGCTAAATGATTCTAGAACAATCCCTTCGGAAACAGTAGAATCAGTCTGTCCGTTTGAAAAATTATATCGATTGTCACCGATTTTAACGATCACACTATTAAAACCAGACGCAAAAGATCCTGTACGATTGAAGTCGAGATAATAAAAATCATAAGTATCGTTGAGGTATAGGCTGGAAGAAGCGCTTAATCGCGAATCATCATCAGAAACAATATAAGTGCCGCCTTCTTCTATGGTGCCAAACCGGGGAAATGCAAAAGTCCAACCGGTCATATCATCGGTCACAACTCCTACATAATCCTTCCCATCAAAGACGCTCATGTCGAACTTCTTTGTGGCGAATGCCGGAAGAGAGGTGGAAACCATGATAGTCGCCGCAAGGGCAAATGAAATTAGCCGCTTTCGCATCTGTGATTCCTCCATATACAAACCGGCCGCTTTGGCACAGCCAGAGCGGTTATTTTTTATGCTTCCTTTGCGCCCAAGCCAGACGCAGGATGTTTTTTATAACGCCCGGTGAGGACGAGGTCTTCGACGTACTCCACCGCCTTGATCTGGCCTTCCTCGTTGAGCTGATCGAAGCTGTCCAGCAGCTTTGCCTGAGTGGGGGTGAGTTGAGGCTTACCGTTTGCGGTATCGTCGGACAGGTCGTCGAGAGTATAGCCCATGCAGTGAACCACGGCGGAAACAGTGGACAACTGGGGGTCTTTTGTCTGACCAGCAAAGAGCTTGTTCAGAGTGCCTTTAGGTACACCAGAGGCGCAAGAGATTTCTTCAATCGTCATGCTACTGCTCTTTTTCAATCGATTTAGATTTTCAAGCCACACGGGAATTTTCTCCTTTCGTAGTATGGCTCCATTATAGATAATAGAACCCAGCAAGTCAATAATGAATTACCGAATTGTATAAAAAATTTCAGGGGCGGTATTGATGATTACCGCTTAAGGATGCAAAATCAAAGTGTGGCTTACCACATACGGTAAAATAGAAACGAGTGAAAGGAGCGTAAGTGATGGACAATTTGAAAGCTGAGATGCAACGGAACGGCCTGACGGTATAGGACATTATGAGCACGATTGGATGTTCAGAGAAAACTGCCCGAAACAAAATCAATGGAGAAACTGATTTTACATACCCGGAAGTTGAAAAAGTTCGGAACGTGCTTTTCCCGGGGCTGAGGATGGAATATCTCTTTTGCCAGCATCGCAGTTGACCGCTGCCCCGCCGAAGCGTGCGTGAGGGAGGAGGAAGGTCGATGGTAAACGAAGAAGCTCTGTGCATCGCAGTCAGCATATTGGCAGCGGCGCTCAGTACAGCAGGAACCGGACTATTTGTGGTAGGAATCGAGAAAGACAACGATGTTCTTCAGGACATTGGGGTCGGACTTGAAACGCTGGCAATTATTTTAGCGGTGTGGGGTGCATTGTCGTGCTTAACTCTTCTTGCATCGCGTGCATAGCGGCGATCTGAGCGCGAACAAATTCATCGGACAGCCCTTTGGAATCCGGATCTGACATGGAAAGAATCATGCTTTTTCCGTAAGTGCTCAGAGCGTCCTGCGTTTTGGGACTGGAAAAAAGGACGGCATAGGAGCAATCGGCGTTCATCCGCAGCGTATTTTCTGCGGAAGGGTCTGCCATATACTCGGATGCCGTGCTGAGAAATGCCCGATAAGCTTCCGTTTTGGCATGGAAGAAGAGCTTTTCGGATTCCAGATCGTGAGTGGCCTGCACGGTGTACTTGGTCAAGCGATATGTGGAGTACAGGTTAACGGCAGAAAAGCAATGAACCGTTACATGATCGTGATCCCGGCGAAGAACCGGAGTTTTCTGCTCAAGTGCGACGAGGGGGACGGCGCGAAGCTGGAGACCCTGCAGAAGCTGGTGAGCGGATATGTGGAGACCGTGCCGTCGGCGCTGGACGCCACCTGGGCGCGGGAAGAGGCTGACCGGCTGGTGCTGCTGGTGGATGAGGAAGGGCGTCTGAAGTGCAAGGCGGCGAACCAGAAGGCCACGCAGCTTGCCCCGGCGGACGTTACGGCGAACGGTATTTTTATAAGTTTGCCGCTGACGTCAAGGGCTGGATGGGGAAAACAAAATATTTAGCTAATGGGACGACGTTCAGCACCTCAATCTTCACACTTTCAGCAAGCGAAAGCGTGTACGGGTTATCTTCAAGACCCGAAGGAACTTTGCTCTCCGATAAAGCCCGGACAAGACTGGAAAATATTTTTACTGATTTCGGGACAAACATATGGACAAGAACCCAGAGCAATATTACGTCTTATCACCACGACTCTTCTGATAATGATTATTATTATGACGGAGTTGCGCTCAGCGGCGTAAGCAGAAATGATTGGGGCCGTTTTAGTACCACATATGGGCATACGCAAAGCTGGGGCTATCTGCCCTGCTTCACCCTGCCGGAGACACTGTAACATCGACAAGGACGGCTTCGCCACGGAAAACCAGCCGCCGGAAGTGACTTCCGATGCAGGCGAGAGCGGCGTGGCGCTGGGCGAGAAGAACGAGCCGTTTACTCTGGCCTACACCGTGACCGACGGCGACGGAGACCCCATGCGCATCGTCGAAAAGGCGAACGGTGTGGAGCTGGCCGTCCGCGAGAACGTGGCTACCGGCACCGAACTCACGGTACAGTGCCTGAGCGAGAAAGCCCTGTTCCAGCAGATCCTTAACGGGGAGAACACATTGGTGCTGGAAGTGGGCGACGGAAAGACCACGACAGAGTGGACCGCTACCTTTACCAAAAATGTGACAAGTGCCGTCCTCTCGCTGGCCCAGCCCCTGACGGCGGACGACACCATCACGGTGGCTGCGCTGACACTGGAGGGCAGTTTCCCGGCAGATATGAGCCTCAGCGTGGAGCTGACCAATAACGCACGGGACGATGCCCCGGTGTGGGAGAACTGCACCGACATCCAGCGCGGCGAGAGCTGGGCCTTTGTACACCACGCCTTTACCAACAAGACCGCCGCCAAGGGAGCGGCCTTTAACTACAAGGTGACGATCACCCGGGGAGCTTCCGGCGTCGGCGGCAATATCACCATGATTGGGGGTGTCATCGGATGAGTCTGCACAAAACAGAAAAGAGCCTGAAAGAGCTCCACCGGAAGCTGGCAGAGGAGCAGAAGCTCAGGGAGCTGCCCGGCCTCGTGGCGGAGATCGAGGACGCCCTGTGTGAGCAGGATATGGCATCACAGGAGCGGCAGGCGGCTATCGAGGACTCGCTTTGCGAGCTGGATGCCGCCGTCAACAAGTAAGGAGGATTTCAAAATGGATAAAATCTGGGCGAACCGGCTCATCGCCGGTACAAAGACGTGGGCAGAGATGCCCGCACGCCGCCATGCCGGAGTCAAAGCGGAGCTGGCAAAGCGGGTGGCCGATGGCGAGATCACTGCAGAGCGGTACAAAGAGATCACGGGGGAGGACTACGATGGGTAAGCTGCTGGAGCTGCTGGAAAAGCTGGTGCGGGCCATCTTTGGCCCGGGGGACGAGCGGGACACCGGCGAACCTGAGCCTACGCCCCAAGCCCCCAAGGCAGAGGCTGTCACCGGCTGGGAGGGCGACCCGCCCTACCGGTACATCGACGTGAGCCGGTATCAGGGCCTTATCGACTGGGCGCAGGTGGCAGCGGCGGGCTACAAGGGAGCAATGCTCAGGGCGGTGAGCACCAACCGCAAGCTCTCCAAGCGGGCAGACGGCCTGTACATCGACCCGACCTTTGAGACCAACTACCGCAACGCCCGGGCTGCCGGGCTGGACGTGGGCGTCTACTACTACACCAATGCCACCAGTGAGGCGATGGCCGATGCCGAGCTCGCCCTGCTGCGGCAGGCGCTGCGGGGCAAGGAGCTGACCATGCCGGTGGCGGTGGACGTGGAGGAAAACAAGCTCAAGCCCATGAGCACCCTCGACCTCACCAACCTCACCGCCTACGCGCTGGAAAAGGTGGAGAAAATGGGCTTTTACGCCCAGCTGTACACCTACACCGGTTACAAGTACGAGCTGGACATGGCTCGCCTGTCCTCTCGGTGGGACGTCTGGCTTGCCGACTACACTGGCAAGACGCCCAACGTGACGTTTAACTACAACGCTCACCAGCACACCAGCAAGGGAAGCGTGCCGGGCATCTCCGGCAACGTAGACCTCAATGTGACCACCCTCAACTACCCGAAAATTATCCGCAAGAAGGGCCTGACCCGTCTCCGGGAGGGCAAATGACCGAAAAAGAAGCTTTGCTGTGGGTGCTGGGCATCCTGGGCAGCCTGTGTGCTGCAGCCATCACCATCGACAAGGTGCTGGAAATCATCCACAAGTACATCAAAAAGGCACAGGAGCCGGACAACGCGCAGAACAAGCGTCTGGATGAGCTGGACAAGCGCATCGGCGCCTTGGAGCAGGGCCAGCTCCAACACACACAAGCCCTTGCCCGCGATCTGCGCCGCTTCGACGAAATCGACGAGGTGAGCCGTCTGACCCTCGACGGGGTGCGCAATCTGCTGGACGCCCAGCTCTCCGGCAACAACCGCGAGGGAATGCAGAAGAGCCGCACCGACATCGACAACTATCTGTTAAAAGGAGTGACCAATCATGGTAGCACTGGCAACTAAGCTTTTTGACCTTATCCCTGCCCCGGTGGCGGCAGTGCTGATGCTGGGCGGCTTTATCTTTTACGCCCTCGGCTGCGTCCGGCTGGGCTATGGCGCAGCGGTAAAGCCGCTGGTGCTGGACCTCATCGAGAGGGCCGAGCAGGAGATTCAGGGCACCAAGCGTGGCGCAGAGCGTAAGGCCTGGGTCGTCAAGATGCTCCGGGCCGCCCTGAGTACCAGCAAATACGGCAGGCTCATCAGCTGGGCCATCACCGATGAGACCATCGGTGCCGTGATTCAATTTTTCTTTGACCGTATGAAGGCGGCCTTGCAAAATCAGTGAGGTTTTGACTATGAGCAGCACTACATACGGCCATATCGGTGACCTCACCGATATGTTCGCCGTACAAGAGCAATTTCGGCACGCTACGAAAATGGTCTGCGATTTTGTTGACCTTAACAAAATCGACCATTTTGCCGTCATTGGCAATATGGTGCGCAACGCCGGACAGTTGCCGCAGCCTTTCTGGGTTGGTGTTGCCTGTGGCGGCGGCTCGCGTAGTGCTGCCCGCTGCGCTGCAAGGACTTGACCGGCAGCAGATGACCGCCCCTCCCCCGGAATTGCTCTGGGAGAGGGGCGGTGTTGCGTTAAGAGAGAGAACGAGAGATACAAAATCCTGACCCAAAAACAGTGACGAGGATGTTCGACTCGGGGAGTGTAAGGTCAACCAGAAAGCCATCTGATTCGTTCAGATGGCTTTTTTGTTTTATCTCTCGGTGCGTTTTTGGGCCGGTGCGACACAAAGCTCTGATTTTTTCTCGCCTGCCGGGGCTATACTGTTTCTTGATGCAACAGGGTATGCAACAGGGGCAATACGGAAGATAGGAGCCAGGCAAATGAGCATTTGGGACGCATTCGGCAAAGGACGGTATAAGGGCTTCTCCCGGGAGGCGGGGCAGCTGCTGGATAAGGCGGTGGAGCTGGCCGGAGGGCTGGGCTGCAAAAAGGCAGACACCGGCCACCTGCTGTGGGCGATGCTGCAAGCGGACGGCGGCCCGGCGGCCCGCTTTCTGGCCGGGAAGAACATCTCGGAGTTGGAAGTACGGCGTCAGCTGTCCGCCGGGCGGGAGGGTTCGGTCACCAGGCTTGCCCGGGGCGATATGGCGGCGGACCTGCGCCGGGCGATGGACTACGCCATCATCGGGGCGCAGAACGCCCACCTGAGCCGGGCTGAGCCGGAGCATCTGCTCTGCGCCATGCTGGAAGACACCGACTGCGCCGCGGGCGTTATGCTGGCGTCGATGGGCGTCCAGCTCACCGAGGCGGTGCGGGAGTGCCGCCAGCTTTCAGGGCAGTTCATCCTGCCGATCCAGCCGCGCTCGGCGTCGTCGCTGCCGCGGGGGAGCCGGGCCAGCGACAAATACTGCCGCGATTTGACCCGCCGGGCGGCGGACGGCGAGCTGGACCCGGTGTTCTGCCGGGAGAAAGAGCTGGACCGGATGGTAGAGATCCTATGCCGCCGCCAGAAGAACAACCCCTGCCTTGTGGGGGAACCGGGCGTGGGCAAGACCGCGCTGGCCGAAGGGCTTGCCCAGCGCATCGCCGACAAGCAGGTACCCCGGATGCTTCAGGGGCGGCGTCTGCTGGCGCTGGACATGGCCAGCCTCGTGGCCGGTACGAAGTACCGCGGCGACTTCGAAGAGCGGTTCAAGAACCTGCTGGAAGAACTCGTCCGGGACGGCAGCGCCATCCTCTTCGTGGATGAGTTCCACACCATCGTCGGCGCCGGTGCGGCAGAGGGGGCCATCGACGCGGCCAGCATCTTAAAGCCGGTGCTGGCCCGGGGCGAACTGCAGCTCATCGGCGCGACGACGAATCAGGAGTTCCGCACCCACATCCAGAAGGACGCCGCCCTCGAGCGCCGCTTTGGCCGCGTCCAAATCGAAGAGCCTACGCCGAAGCAGGCCGTGGATATACTGGAAGGTCTGGCACCCCGCTACGAGCGGTATCACGGCGTCCGCCTGCCCAACGAAGCCCTGCGGGAAGCCGTGGAGCTCTCGGTGCGGTATCTGCCGGGGCGCTGTCTGCCGGATAAGGCCATCGACCTCGTGGACGAAGCCTGCGCGGCGGTGCGCATCCGGGCCGAGCGGGAAGGGGAGAAAGACCCCGTCCTCAGCCGGAAGGAAATTGCCCGGGTAGTGGCGCAGGCCAGCGGCGTCCCGGCAGAACGGGTGGGCGAAAAGGAGAGGGAGCGGCTTGCCCGCCTCGAAGAGCGCCTGAACGCCGAAGTCGTGGGCCAGAGCCGGGCTGTCGCCGCCGTGGCCGGGGCCATCCGGCGCAGCCGCACCGGGCTGGGGGAGCCGGGCCGGCCGATCGGCGCGATGCTCTTCCTCGGGCCGACCGGTGTCGGCAAGACCGCGCTGGCAAAGGCGCTGGCAGAGAGCTGGTTCGGCAGCGAGAAGGCCCTGCTCAAGTTCGATATGTCGGAGTATCAGGAGCAGCACACCGTGGCGCGTCTGCTGGGTGCGCCTCCGGGCTATCTGGGCCACGACGAGGGCGGTCAGCTCACTGAGGCCGTCCGCCGCCGCCCCTACAGCGTGGTGCTCTTTGACGAAATCGAAAAGGCGCACCCGGATATTCAGAATGTGCTCCTGCAGATGCTCGAGGACGGCCAGCTGACCGACTCCATGGGCCGCAAGGCGGATTTCCGCAACACCATCGTCCTGCTGACCTCCAACCTCGGCGCACGATTCCTCGCCGGGCAGAGCGCACCGCTGGGCTTCGGGGCGGGAAGCGAAGCCGCCTTTGAAAAGCAGTCGGAAGCCGCCGTTGCCGAGGCGAAAAAGTGGTTCCGGCCGGAGCTGGTGGGCCGTCTGGATGAGCTCATCGTCTTCCGCCCGCTGGAGGAGCAGAGCCTCTGCTCCATCGCCGAAAAGCTGCTGGGCCAGCTGGAAGAGCGTGCTGCCCGCAGCGGCTACCAGCTGACCCACACGGCCCGGGTCGGCCCGGCGCTGGCGGCAAAAGCACATTCGCCCTATGGCGCGCGAGAGCTGCGCCGACAGGTAGACCGGGCCGTGGAGCAGGCCTTTGCCGACCAGATCGCCTCCGGCAGTGTGAGCCTCGGACAGCACTGGACGGCAGACTGCGCCGAGGACGGCACGATCGTGGTGCAGGAGACGCAGACGGCGGGTGTCGGCTGAAAAGCTCTTGCATCTGCTCTGGTTTTCCGCTATGATAGAGGGCAGGAACCACCAGAGGAGGAAGCCGAATGCGCTATCTGTTTTTGCTCAACCCCACCGCAGGCAAGCGGGACTGCACTGCCGAGCTGGCCCCGGCCATCCGGGCCGTAGCCCAGCGGGCGGGCATCCCGCCGGAAAAAAGGAAGGTCGTTGCGACCCAGTACGCGGGCCATGCCCGGGAGCTGGCCGCTGAGGCGGCGCACACCGCGCAGGCCGACGGTGAGCCGGTGCGCATCTGGACAGCGGGCGGCGACGGCACCTTCAACGAAGCGCTGACAGGGGCGCAGGGGTGCAGCCTCGCGGCGGTGGGGTGTCTGCCCTTTGGCAGCGGCAACGATTTTCTGCGCACCTACGGCACGCGGGAAGAGTTCAATGACCTCGACGCCCAGCTGGCGGGCGGCGAGGTGGACATTGATCTGATGCAGACCGACCTCGGCCTTTCGGCGACCATCTGCGCCGCCGGGCTCGATGCACAGGTGGCTTACGGCATCCCGCAGTTCCGGCGCATCCCGTTCTGCGGCGGCGAGATGGCCTATGCGCTCTCCATCGTCAAGCAGCTCTGCGGCCACATCGGCCGGAACGTGACCTTCACCATCGACGGCGAGGAGCTGACGGTGGACTGCCTGATGTGTGCCGTCTGCAATGGCCGCACCTATGGAGGCGGTTTTTATGCGGCTCCCGAGGCTCAGCCCGACGACGGCTGGCTGGACGTCTTCATCATCCGCAGGGTGAGCCGCCTGACGATCGCCCGCCTGCTGGGGATGTACAAGAGCGGCAGGCACTTCCGGAACGGTGAGCTGACGGAACAGGCGAAGCCCTGCTTCATCTACCGCCGGGCCAAGTGCGTCTCCCTGCGCCCGGCAGACGGACGCGGCCCTATCGTGGCGACCGCCGACGGCGAGTGCGCTCCCTGCGACGCCATCACCGCCCAGCTCAAGCCGCTGGCCGGGCGCGTCCTGCTGCCAAAACCGGCCTATGAGCGGTTCATGGCCCAGCGGGCCAGCGTGTAAAATGAAAGGATGAGAAGCGCCCTGCACGTTTCTTTAGGGGCTCATCGGAGGATCAACAAAGGCGGCGGCTTTCCTTGTCAAGGGAAGCCGCCGCCTTTTCCGTTATCTTACAGCCTGTTTCAGCTGCTCCAGGTCATCCGCATCCGGGTGAGAAAGAGCCTTGTCAAAATTCTCGATCATGGCATCCAGATTGGGCAGATGGATCGGCTGTTTTTTCATGTTCTCATACCGCTGGCGTACCGACATCGGCATCTTTCCCTGACACATGAAGCTGCCGAAAACAGTGTTGCTTTTGTCCAGCGAATGCTCCGTCTTTTTCAAGATCTTATCAAAGTATTCTTTACTGCCGCCGAAGCCGGCAGTGCCAAAGAGAAAGATGTTTTTGCCGTGCAGCTGCTTCAAAAAGTCCGAAGTGCTTTCATCGGCTTGTCCCTTGTCCGTCCAGAAGCCCACATAAAGGGTGTCCGCTTCCATGGCGGCAGGATCCGGGATGCCGAAATAATCGCAGCCTTCCTGCGGCAGGCAGTTGTGCAGCGTCTCTGCCAAGATTTTTGTGTTGCCTGTTTTGCTGCTGTATACGATCGCGTAACTCATAGCTTCTCCTTTGTGAATGTCTTTTTGTTGAGTATATCGTGATTTTTTGCCGGGTAGGTTTATGCGTTTTTTGCTTCTTTTTCTCGCAGAGCATCATAAACACAGCGAGTTCCCTGATGTGCCATCAGCCCGCCCAGACACTTCTTGTTGCAGCGGACGCAGCGGTGGATCTGTTCCGCCTGCCCGTTTTTCAGCTTGTTCACCCAATCCGGGTCTGCCAGAAGCTGGCGGCTCATGGCGGCGCACTGGATGCGTCCGCTGGCGAGCTGCTGCTCCACAAGATCCGGGTCGTTCAGACCACCGACACCACAGATGGGCAGGTCGGTGTACTGCCGCACCTCATCGCAGAATTTGAGGAAACAACCGGGATGACCAAAGTATGGGTGGTTTGCAGGTGGAATCGTGTTTTCCAACGCCGAATGGTTTGCCAGCGTTACATGGAAGCTGGTCACACCCGCCTGCTCCAGCAGCGGAACGAACACCGGCAGTTCTTCTTCCACCACACCGGCATTGCCAAAGTGCGGATTTTCCTGCCGGACGGCCAGCTTGTAATCAATGGGCATCCCCGGAACTGCCGCATGGACTGCCGAAACTGCTTCCACCGCAAAACGGGCGCGGTTTTCTGCGCTGCCGCCGTATTCGTCGGTACGATGGTTAAAGATGGCCGAACTGAAGCTGCCGCACATCCGGTCGCCATGCACCTGCATCATATCAAAGCCAGCCTGTTTTGCCAATGCTGCTGCTTTGCCGAATCCGCTGATGATCTCATGGATCTTCCGCTGAGACATATTGGTAATGTAAGGGGCCACTTCTGCATTCAATTTTTCCCGCAGCTGATCCGGGGTGATTTTTTTCAGCAGCAGACCGGGAATGTACTTGAACAGGGCCAGCAGATTGGAATCGCTCTGGTGCAGCTGGGCACAGACTTTGCAATCCGCATCATGGGCGATTTTCACGACCTGCTGGTAGAATGCAAAGCCTTTGGTGTCAAATAGAGATTTTTCAAATTTGCTTTTACCCACCGGGACATCGCCCACGATGATCATGGCACAGCCGCCCTGTGCAATGGCACGGAGCTTTGCAAGGTATTCTTCATCCGACAGCCCGAATGTTGTCGGCGCAAAGATGATGCGGTTTTTCAGCTGCATCCCACCATAATGGATCGGACTCAAGATCGTTTCGTACATCATTTGCACACTTTCTTTTGCACTGCTTTTTGCAGTAATGTCAGCAGCTGCTGCCGCTCCTGCGCTGTCAGTCCGCCCAGACTCTGCGCATCCCAGCCGATAAAGACCTGATGACAGACCACAAAGGCGTTTTCACCCCTCTGAGTCAGCTTCAGGTGGTAGCTGCGCCCATTCTTTTCTTTCGTCAGAAAGCCGTCTTCGGCCAGCCTGTTCAGGCTGCGCTGGGAGTGGCCCCAATCCAGATGAAGAGCTTTGGTCAGTTCCGAAGGCGTGCAGTCCGGATGCTTTCCTACATAAATGACAAAATATATCAGCCCGAAGCTCAGACCCAGCTCCTGTAACCGCTGGGTCGTGTAAGCGGCAAACTCTCTGTGCAGGGTCAGAATGCAGGAAGATACCGTGGATGGCTCCATTTCGTCAACTCCTTCTCCGTTTGAATGGAAAGCATTATAGCACTGTTGCTTGACAAAGTCAAGTGCTTTGACTGCACTGTGCTTCGGAGCGAAAATATGAAGGTGAACCGGAATTGCCCAAATAGAGAGATGATCCCCCTATAGTTTAACGCACGGGTCTTATGACGGGTGCGTTTTTTTGTTATCTGAAAGGCAGATGGAGCGTAGATTGCTCGTACAGGGCGAGGGCAAAAAGAACATACACTCGACAGGCTCATGGAAAGGACATAAAAACTTAACAAAGAAATTTGCAAAACCCCTTGATTTTTGACTCCAAGATGAGTACAATACATTTAGCACTCAAGGAAAAAGAGTGCTAAATAACCGGAAGGGCGCAGCCCCCCGGGACATAAAACAGTTTATCTTTTATATTTATAATAGGAGGGCAAGAACGATGAAGATCATTCCTCTTGCAGACCGTGTTGTTATCAAGACTGTTGAGGTCGAGGAGACCACCAAGGGCGGCCTCATCCTGACCGGCAGCGCCAAAGAGAAGCCCCAGGTGGCACAGGTCGTGGCCGTTGGCCCCGGCGGTGTCGTGGACGGCAAGGAGGTCAAGATGACTGTCAAGGTGGGCGACAAGGTGCTCACCAGCAAGTACTCCGGCACCGAGGTCAAGGTGGACGGCGAAGAATGCACCATTGTGCGTCAGGCCGACATTCTGGCCATCGTGGAGTAAGGGTCTTTCCCTCACACTGGACAATCAAGCATTTACGAAGGAGCGATAAAATATGGCTAAGCAGATCAAGCAGGGCGAGGAAGCCCGCAAGGCACTGTGTGCCGGTATCGACACTCTGGCAGATACTGTTAAGATCACCCTCGGCCCCAAGGGCCGCAACGTGGTGCTGAGCAAGAAGTTCGGCGCCCCCGTCATCACCAACGACGGTGTGACCATCGCAAAGGAGATCGAGCTGAAGGACGAGTTCGAGAACATGGGCGCACAGCTGGTGCGTGAGGTCGCTACCAAGACCAATGACGCCGCAGGCGACGGTACCACCACCGCGACCGTTCTGGCACAGGCCATGGTCACCGAGGGCATGAAGAATGTCACCGCCGGTGCAAACCCGATGGACATCCGCCGCGGCATGACCAAGGCTGTTGCTAAGGCCGTCGAGACCATCAAGGCACACAGCCAGAAGGTCAAGGATTCCAACGACATCGCCCGCGTCGGCACCATCTCCGCAGGCGACCCCGAGATCGGCCGTCTCATCGCCGAGGCGATGGAGAAGGTCACTTCCGACGGCGTCATCACCATCGAGGAGAACAAGACCACTGCCGAGACCTACAACGAGATCGTCGAAGGTATGCAGTTCGACCGCGGCTACCTGACCCCCTATATGGTCACCGATACCGACAAGATGGAGGCTGTTCTGGACAGTGCCGCCATCCTCATCACCGATAAGAAGATCAGCGTCATTCAGGACCTCGTTCCTCTGCTGGAGCAGGTCATGCAGAACGGCATGAAGCTGCTCATCGTGGCCGAGGACATCGAGGGCGAGGCTCTGTCCACCCTCATCGTCAACCGCCTGCGCGGCACCCTGAACGTCGTGGCTGTCAAGGCTCCCGGCTTCGGCGACC